TAACAATAAAGGAGTAGCAACAGCAGGGGCAGCATTAACAGAGGGTCTAATTCCATCACTTCCTGCTAGCAAAATAACTAGCGGAACATTAGATGCTGCAAGGATTGGAGCCGATACTATTGATTCATCTAAACTTAGTAATTCATCAACAACGATAATACAATCTATAGCTCAATTAGGTTATCCAACAGCAGCCTTTACTGGTCAACTTCTCTTTGACCCAATCGCTGAAGATGCGTTTTTGTGGGATGGAAACGCTTGGAATCCGATTACCACTTTAACCAAAGGAGCCTTGGTTCGTCTTGGTACATACGATGCCTCGCAGAGCGAAGTGGATCATGTAACAAGTGCTGGAGCTGCTGCTGGTTTAACAGTCGGGGCTAATCTTCCTGCTGCTAGTTCTGCGGTAGATGGCGGATATGTTGTTGTTTCGGTTCAAGGAACCCCAAGTGGTGTTGCAGGAATAACAAGCGTTCTTAAGCCACCCGACTACTTACTTGGAGTTACTAATTCATCTGGCTCGAACTGGGTGGAAATAGACCTTTCTTCAACTGTTGCTTCTCAAACTGCTAACCAAATTGGCTACACGCCGTTTGGTCAACTTCAAGCAACTAATGTTCAAGCAGCTATAGATGAATTAGAGACAGAAAAAGTAGCAAAAGCAGGGTCAACAATTACTGGGCAATTATTAATTGGAAATACTGGAAGTCTTGTTTTTGAGGGAGCCACTGCGGACGCATTTGAAACAACATTAACAGTTGCCGATCCAACGACTTCGGACAAAACTATTACGCTTCCAAACGTAACTGGAACAGTAATTACAACTGGAGATACTGGAACTGTCACTGGAACAATGCTTGCCAATGACACAATTCAGAATGTTGATATAAAAAGTGACGCTGCAATTGCGTTTACAAAGTTAGCTGATTTAACTTCTGCTCAAATCCTTGTAGGAAACGCATCAAACAAGGTAGCAGCAGTAGCAGTTACAGGAGACATAAGCATAAATAATGCAGGTCTAACAGCAATAGGAGCAGGAAAAATAGTAAACAGCATGGTCTC